TAAGCACCAGTCATATTACCGCCCATGTCAAGAGCAATCTTAACAGCTGCAGCAACTAGAGCAGGTGGGAACTTACTTCTATACTTTTCTCTAATTTCTATAAAATTTTTCATTTTTTCTCCTAAACTTTCGCGGCTAAATCTTTATCAGCTTTACCCCACGTTCCTTTTGATTTGGTCACAAAAGAGTTAACTCTTGCTAATCCCCATTGTACAGGTGTAGTGCCTGGTCTGTGTCCAGTTCTCCAAGCGGCTACTCCTCTATCAAAAACTTTTTTCAATATACCATACGGCATTCCTGACTTATCAGCCTTTTTTCTTAATGCCTTTTTAGTATCTTGTTCTGTAACTGTAAAATCTTCAAACGTTAAATGCTCTGCCATTTCACCATACATTTGTTTAAACTTTTTAGTATGTTTTGATGGTTTAGTTTTTGCAGTTGCATCGCCTGGAGCTTTACTATATGCCTTTGGATTATCATCGTCCATTTTAGACTTCTTGGCAAAATGCCTAGCTCTAGCTTGTTTTGTTGATTTTGTTTTTAAACCTTTATAATACCCTGCTGGTTGTGATCCGTCTCTATCTTTAATATCAGGGTCTTGTTTGACTTTAACTTCTGAAAATGGTGTTGCTTTTAAATAATTTTTTAGTGTTTTCTTAGTACCAACTTCGTTATATTCATTTATCTTTTCTACGGAATCTAACCAATATCTTTTCTTATTACCGTTTGATTCCACAATAACATAATTTGCACCACAATAAACTATAGTACCATTTTCATTACTTTCTTTTATACGAATTATATCACCATTAGAATATAAACTTCCTTCTATATACTCTTCTCTGGTTTCTGATACTGGAGACAATTGCACATGCTTTCTGAATGATGTTTTCTCTTTTAAGCCCATTCCTTTTCTAACCGCATTGAATAAATCATTAGGTGAATAACCTGAAGGCAATCCTTTTGAAAAGCCTTCAAGGTCATTCTGTTGAGCGGTCATTCGCATCTTTGAAGCTGACATACCGGTTGCGCCTTCTGCATCCGGATCCCTTTCTCCAGCACTGACTATATTTATAGCACCCTGGAATTCGTAAAAACCGTGTCTTGATTTGACACCGTTGTATTTGTTTAGTAGAATATCAAATTCTTTTACTCTATCTGACCCAGCAACCATAGTTACCTTTGTAAATCCTTGGTCATATAGTTTAACTGCTATATCTAAAACAGTTCTTACATCTTTATCCGACATAACACTTCGTGCATGTTTCGGAAACATTTTTCTGAGAAATTTAATTTTATCTTTGAATAAGAGTGGATTCTTTTTGTTATCCACAGATCTTGAAGCATAAATTCGATATGCTCCGCCACGGCTGACTTTTTTCAGATGATCAAATAATTTTTGATGTCCAATCGTTGGTGGATTGAATCTTCCAAAAACGAAAGTAACTTCTTTTGTTGACTCTGTTAAAAAATCGCTAAATGATTTAACTGACATGTATTTCCTCGGTATCCCATTTAGTTGGGGTTATCCCAACCTTTTATAATATCTTTGCTAAAATTGTTTGTAGAAAATTCCATTCTATCTACAAGCTTAACAGCACCACCTTCTAATCGGTCTATTGCCACAAAGCCTTCAACGCCGGTGACCTTAAACCCATTTTTGGTCTTCACAAACGTATCAATTTTAGATAGTTTGTTTAATTTATTTATAATAATTAATTTGCTATCGATGATTAAATTTTGTAAATCAAAGATTAATTTTAAATTTTTTATGTTTTCTTTACTGAAAAATGATAGTAATGCATCACGTTTTACTACCTGAGCATCTTTACCTTTTGGTGTACTTCTTTTATCAATTTCCTTTTGGTATCTATTACTTACCCACATTACTAAACCTGTTGCATGAGATTTAGTATTTGTAATTCTTTGTCCTTCTCTAACTTTAGTGTTGTTATAGGTATTAATAACAAGATTAAGTTCTTTATTAGATTCAATCTCTTTTAATACTCCACTTGCTATCTTTTTAAATATCTTTCCTGCATCTGATAGTTTTTTAGATATTGCTTTATTATCGTTTGAAGTTAATGTAGCTGTTCCTGATAAATCTCTAAGTGTTGCATCAACCATCCATACCTTTGAACTCTTTTTTAATTTAGGTACAATCTCTTTTCCAAATTCTGCACTCATTGATTCGAATGTTCCACCGTTATAAGTAGTATGCCATACAATACCTATTTCAGCTTTACCTATTTCTTTACCTAATGCACTCTTTTCTGGAACAGCATATGCAATTGTGTTTGGGTGAAATACAATATGTTTTATACCATTAATGTTTTCTCTTTTAAGATCTTTTTTCTCAAACATAAAATCACCCTGAATAACACCTTTGATACCAAGACCTTTGAGATTATCAAATGCCATTTTTAATTTCTTATTAAGGTCTCCAGATGTATCGGCATCTATATCTTTATGTGATTTATATATTTTTGGATTAGCATTAAATATACCTTTCTTTGCTACAAAGAAGTTACCATCACTTGGATCTTCTCCAGCAAATACGGCGGGGGCACCGTCCCACTTAACAGTAATGTCCATTGGTGCTTTTGCATTACCGCTCAACATATCCCTCATTGACCTAAGCGCTAGGATTGCTTGGCGTGCCCCCTTAACTCCGCCGTCCAAGATTAAGTCCTCAATATGAATCATATGAGTATTCTTGGCTTCGGCTAAATAGTTATTAAAATTTTTCATATTCTATATATTCCATTAATTTATTTGCTAGTATTATACCTGCGTTATAATCAGCAGGATAATGTAACCCTGCGATTACTCTACCGTATCCGCATATCTTTGCCATCTTTTCCAAATTTAATTTATGATTTGGATACTTCTTAGCATAATGTAATGCTACAACTAATGGCTGTACTGTATGTCCTGATGGATATGATGGTGTACTAGCAGTTTCGGATTTAAATCTTTTAAGCTCTTTATTATAATACGCAGCTACTTGATACGGTCTTGGTCTATTAAAATGATTTTTATAATGCCTAATAATAGGTACACATTGTTTTTCAATATATTCTATTACATTATCATTATATTCTAAATCATTTTTATCCATATAATCTCTAATCATATATGACGCATCTGTATCACATAGCTTATATTCTTCGATATCCTTTTCACTTGCTGAATGACAAATTTTTATTACTTTGTCTATTTCTATTCGCTCCGGCGGGGGCGTCGGTAGCTGAATGTTTTGCCATCCATCTTTAAATATTTTAATATCTTTGTATTTAGCAGGTTTAAGTTCAGCTTGTGGTTTATACACAACCATATCTTCTTTTATATGTTTTCTAAATCTTTTCATTATTTCCCTGCCTTAACATATGCACTAGATTCTGATAATGAAGAACCCGCATAATTAACAAAATTAGTAATTAATTCGTTGATTTTTGACCGTGGCACATGGTTAATATTATATCCAAGTTGTGTAATAGCAAACTTAGCTGATATCCAATGCCCTGGCATTGTAATTAATTTAGCTTTAAAATCGTCGTAAGAATCATTTTTATAAAAGTAATTATAATACTTATAAAATTCTTTTATAGATTTTTCATCTTGCTTTCTTTCAATTGCTTTAGCTATTTTTTTAGCATGAGCTGAAATAGGTTTAAGTCCAAACTTCTTGCCATATCTTTGAAGATATCCACTCATTTCGCCCCAACCGATTCCTCCGCCTCTTGCTTTCTTACCTTTAATTTCTGCTTTTACAGAACCAAAATGTTTACCATCTTTAATAGTCATTTCACCACCATCATAATCTATATGACCCATTTTAGATGACCAAAAGTTTCCACCCTTGGACTCTAATCTAAAGTCTTTAAACTTATAGGTTTTTAATAATGACTTATCAATATTGTATTCTTTTATAGGAACAGATTTTACCATAGGTCCTTTAAGAGATATACCTACACAACTTCTATTCATATAGTTTTCTAATATATCAGCATTTAATCCATCAACTGTATCAGTATTTAAACTGTTAATGTCAAAGGATTTATCTACTGCCCATACATCACCTGGATTCCATTTATCATCTTTTAAGCTTTTTGCTTTTATATTTGCAAAGGCTTCATTTTTCTTTTTATAAATTCCATTCATTATTGTGCTACCTCTATGGATAACATGACCTTTTCTTACATATCCTAATTTAATTAATTCTTGTGATATATTATAAGATGATAACATCCATTCATCTGGTATGTTTTCTAGTTCATTCCACTTAGCATCAACATCAGCTAACTTATAAGCATTCTTTAATATATCATTTGTAAAAAAATCTAATGGTTGTTTATGGCCATGCTCTAACATCGCATGAAGCATTACAGCATTATGTGATTCATAAATTTTTGTATTTACACTACCGCCACCAGCACCACCAGTTTCACCACCAAATACTTTTGATTTTTTAAGATCATTCGTATAAATGGTACCACCGTTAGTTTCTAATGGAATTCCACCTCTACCAAAATGTAAAGAATTCTTTTTAAATAATTTGATTTTTTCCAGAGCGTCTTTAATATTAACTACGACGACTGTACCACCTTTTGCTAATTCTAAGGGTTTGCTTCCACGAACTAAATCACGAAGAATATCAATTCTTTCTTCTCCAGTTTTAGAATTTTTTTCGTCTAGAACAGACGGTGTTAATTTAGTACCTTCACTAATTACTTGTGGTTTATCAATAAAAGATTTAAAGTTCATAAATAGATTCCTTTTTATATAATCTATTTATACATTTACTAAACCTTAAAATATGGATTTGGAACAATATTTCCTTTATTATCAAATGAAATTACTCTATTTTCATGTAACATATCGATAGTATTTTCTGCTCCAGAACGAACGCCTTCGTTATATCCAATTCTATAAGTTTGATAGGAACAGCCCGCTATGCAAACAGCAAACAGAACATAAAATATTATATCCATTTTCTATTAAATTCTACGGTATAGCCTTTTTCTACCATTTGTTTTTGAAATAAAATTGCTTCTTTCATTTTTTCAAATACATAATCAGCAACTGTTTTACTATTCTTAGTTGCTACTACTGTATAAACTAATTGTTTGTCCTCTTTGACATACATTGCTAATTCATCAATCTTCTTATCGATATCATCGAGTTTATCCATAATATCGTCCATGTTAAAATAACTATCACTCATTTTTTAATTTCTCCTCTACTATTTGTAATACTTTTTCTTTTTTATACCACAACCCAGAATACATTGTGGTAGCACCATTTTGCCATTCGACTATATATCTTTTATAGCCAAATGGTCTTTCGGAGAATATTCTTACATCTCCATAATTTGCTTCTAATAATCTCACCACTGATTCCTTTCGTAAATATAGACATCAACTCTTTCAGCATGTCTGAGTGGTAAAGTTTGATTATATGCACCTGGATATCGACCATCAGCAATTGCATGTTCTGCTCTTGGTCCTCTACCCTTAAGCTCAACTCTCATTCTTGGTAGTTGAACTGGTGGTTGTTTAGAGTAACCATGCTCAAATCTATATAGAGCATTTTTCTCTTTATTTTTATTATGTCTATTAATTACTTTAACGACTTCTCTGATCTTTTTAATCTCTAGCATATCTCCTG